GGCGTGCTGCTGCGAATCACGAGGTTGTTGGTGGTGCCGGTATTCTTGAATATTTTGACCATACCGGACACTTCCACGTCGGCCACGGCGGTCACGTTGCGATTGGATGCGCCGCCGTTGACCGCGTTGATGGTCGCCGTGGTCAAATCGAAGGTTGCATCTGCCGAAATCGTGGTAGCCACGACGCCCGCAGAGTCACCCAGGGCAAGCGTGATAGAGCGGCCGAACTTGTTGAGAGATGAGCCGGTATAGCCGGTGAGAAGTGCCATTGTATCCTACCTTATCGGTTTGCGTTGTCGCGTTTGCGGTCGCCGCGCTCGCAAGCGACGGCCACCCGAGTAGCGGCCTGTTCCTGCGTCAGTTTCTGCCCGTTTTTGGCGGCGGACTCCACCATGCGCCGGGCTACGATCTGCACCGCCTCGGCTGGGGATACGGCGTCCCTCATTCTGCGGCCTTCTGAATGCCCTTGGCGGGCTTTGGCGCGCGCTTGGTGTCGCGGGTAAGCACCGGCGCGTCAAGCTCGGCGGCGGCAGCCTTAGCAGTTTCTACGCGGTATTCCTTTTGCTCTGCGGGCAGGTTTTCCATCTGCTTTTTGAGCACGCGAGCGTCCAGGGCTTGCCGACGCTCGGACACGATAGCCCCGGCGGCGGGGTGGATCACGCCTTGCAGAACCAGCGAGGCAATCCAGCAGCCCATAAGGGCGCGGTCTACCTCGATTTTAGCGGGCCGGTTGGGTGCGGTCGCCCGCGCCACTTCCCAAGGGGTGAGGTAGCGCGTGCCGCCTTGCCCATGCCACACGACCGACTGCGATCGGAGCACCGGTCCGGCGGGCACGTTGGCAGGACAGAAAGCCTCGGGAATGCTGTGCCAGGCGTCGAGCAGAATCATTCCGGCATCCCGGCCCGCGCCGGTGATCGCCTCGGAGTAGCCGTTCTGGAGTACCTGTGCGGTGGTCCAGGTGGGGTCACTTTGCACCCCATTCACGCCCGGCTGGGCAAAGACGTACTGCGGCGAGGGCAGCCAGTAGCGGCCCGCGTCCACACCCGCGGCCTTCAAAGCGGCTTCGGGTGCGTCCGAGAGGTCAAAGAGTTCCACGGCGCCGGGGTGAAACATCAGGCGGAAAGCCGCCTGGGGTTTCAGATTGATGGCGTTGGAACCGGCCGGAGCCAGAACGGGCACCGGCACGATAGAGGGGGCGCTTGTAGTGGGGGATGCCAACATGGTTACACCTTGCTCGTGACGAGGATCTGAAGGCTGGACGTGGCGGAACCCTGCGCGGCGCCCGTGAAGCAGAGGGCTTGCTTGCCGAAGGTCGCGGCGTTGGCGGCTTGCAACAGGTCATAGACCAGAATTCCCTCCGGCATGACCATCGGGGACACACCGGCGGGAATCACAGCGCGGGCGGGGTCAGCCACCACGCGGCGGACGGAGCCGACGGAGCCCATGAAGCCCTTGTAGGCGCCTCCACCCTGCACAATGCTGTCGGTCAGGCTTACGGAGAAGCCCAGCCCGAACACATCGCCGAGGTCCTGACCAGCCTGAATGCGCTGAATCTGCTGCATGGCGCCGAGGTTCTGGACGTAGGACGGCTCGGAGCGGAAGCTGTCCCGCGCCGTGATGAACTGCTCGGGGTCCAGAAACATCCGAGGCGCACCAAGCACGTTGGCGCCCAGCTTGCGGGTGGCAGCGGCGGCGGCGTCAAAGATGTCGTCCGCGTTCATCAGCACGGAGGCAGAGCCCACGGTCTGATCCGAAAAGGAAGAGGCGGCAGTGCAGAGCAGCCCGCGCAAGGTGGCCAGCCAGTTGTCGGGCATGAACCGTACCAAGTCCTCCAGGGTCACCGTCACGCCGGGAAGGCCCAGCACGCCCGCCTGAACGCTCTGGGTGAAGCTCAGGTCATACTGCGCCACGGAGGCGGCCCAGTAGTCCAGGGTGTAGCCGGACGCGGCGTTCAGCGTGGTCTCACCACCGGAGGCGGTAAAGACGCGCTGGTAGCTCACGTTGCTCAGAATGCCCATGCGCTTGGTGGCGGAACCTTGCCCGCTCAGGTCGATGGGCTCGCCCATGAACTGGATCGCGCTGTCGCCGAGCCGGTCCATGATGGCCATTTCGAGGTCTTCGGCCAGCTTGTAGCTGTAGGTAAGCCCGGCGCTGCCCGCCTGGGTGAAGGTGCTGGGTGCGGTCACGTTGGTAGGCACGATGTAACTCCAAAAGAAGGAAGGACGTTCTTTTTTGGGCTACACCGTTGCGCTGGTGAGGCGAATCCGCCCGGTGACGATCTCTTGTAACGCAAGAGCTGCGAGGCCACCTGTTGCAAGGCTACCCCGCAGCTTCGGCGGCGTCAAGTGGTAACTGGTGCCCCCACGCGACCACGGTTGGCGGCGATTTGCTCGTCAATGGCCTTTTTGGCCGCTTCATCGCCGCGCATTACAGCCGCGCGCCGTTGGCCCATAAGCTCGCGATTTTGCGCGTGTACCTGCTCTGCGGTTGGCGCGGGAAGCGGTGCGGGCGCGGGTGCGCTGGTCGCCGTGGTGGGCAGCCGGGCAGCGGGCGCAGCGGCCGGAGCCGCTACGGGT